ACAAAATATAAAGTTTGACCCTGCAAATGGTCCGCGTTCCATCGAACCGCCTGCGCCGGAAGGGTTTTACCAGACGCAGGTCGCCATAACTTTTGAGGCTTACGAGCAAAGCTAGACTTGTGGTAGCCACTTACCGTTCAAAACATGGCTACCGTTCTGTCCGGTACGTCCGGCGCCCTTTACTACAAGCCCGGCGGCACCAAAGCCACCTTTGGCGAATCTGATGTGACCGTCGCTGATGACGAGATCACAGTTGCTACCTACCTGAACTTCAAGGTGGGCGACCCTGTTGTGTTTAGCGTCGTCAACACCGAAACAGGTGGAAGCGGCACGGGCACTCTGCCTGCTGGCATCACCGCAGCAACCACCTACTACGTCATCGCTTACACCGCCTCGACTGGTGTGCTGCAGGTTTCTGCTACCGCTGGCGGTTCCACAATCACCATTACCGATGACGGCACGGCAGTTTCGCCTAATGCCTTCCAGGTTGCTTACGCCAGCTACGCCGCAGTTGGTGACGTACGCGACTGGTCATTTGAAATGACCCGCGAGGAGATTGATGTAACCACCATCGGTCAGGATCTGGGGCAATACGCACCTTTCCGCCGTTACATCACCGGCTTTGCTGATGGCGAAGGTAGCTGCACTGTCTACCTCACAGACGATGACAGCAACCTGTCAAACCGCATGATCCAAGACGTGATCCAGCGGCAGCAAGCAGGCGCTTCCTTCAAGCTTTACATCGACCGTGTTGCAAGTGGCGGCAGCGTTGATGAAACCCTGAGCCGTAGTGTCGAGTTTGAAGCAGTGCTGACTTCTGCCAGCCTGACCGTCAATCCCGACGATGCTCAAATTGTGGAGATTTCCTTCCGTCCTGCAGGCACTCCTACTTTCGACTTTAGTAAGGCCTGATACCCTGAAACGGGAGATGGTTAGCCCCTGGGTTGCGCCGGGGGCTTTTTTGTGTATAAAGTACCGTCAAACGACAGAGTTTTATGGCAGGCTCACCGATCAGCGCACTTGATCGTCTCAAGAAGGCAGCCAATTTGGCGCCGATTAAGAAATGCGTAAAACTCAGCGATGATTCTGAGTTTGAGTTTTACTGCACGCCACTGACAATGGCAGAGCGCGAGCGAGCACAGAAAAGCGCGGGGACCGATGAGGCTTCTGCGTTTGCGCTGCAACTGCTTGTTCAAAAAGCAAAGGACGAAGCAGGGCAACCATTGTTTCGCCCTGGGCATGTCGCTGAGCTAAAGAATGATGTGCGCGACGAGGACCTTCAAACGCTGATGCTGGCTGTGATCACTGATCAGTTTGACATCAAAGAGGATGAAGTAAAAAACTAAGAGCACTGGTCAAAAAGGATCATGAGCTTCGGCTTGTAATGCGTTTGGCCAGGGAACTTGGATACACACTTTCCGAGATCATGGAACGGACGACTTACGAGGAGATTTACTTGTGGGGCGTCCTATTTGAAATTGAAAGTGAAGAGCGAGAGGAAGCAGCCCGGAAAGCACGACGGAAGTAGACTTTAAGCATCTGGAGGGATTGCGGTGAGTGTCGTCGCCAATGTTGCCGTCAACCTTGACGCATCAGGCGTCGTTCAAAGGCTTAACGCAATTCGCAGCTCTGCTATCGGGGCATCAGATGCGTTTAAGACACTCTCGGACCGTGCTCAGGCTGTCAAATCAATAGTTGAAGCGCAGCAGGGTGGTTTTGCTAAGGCTTCAACAGTACAGGGAGTTTTTGCTGCCAAGGTAAAGAACACAGAATTTGCTATCAGGGCACAGATCGCTGCATTGCGCGATGTGCAGTCCAAGGTGCAGCTTGGTGGTGCGCTTTATCAAAAGGCGCAACTGCAGATTGAACAATACGAGCAGACTCTAAGAGACGCTAAGCGTTCACTAGATGACGTTGGCAATAGCGCCGTCAATGGTGCGCCTAAGTTTGCAAGTCTTGGTGGTGCGATTGCGGGACTTGCTGCCAAGTTTGCCGTTATCATCACGGGAATTAAAGTTTTCTCAAACACCATCAACACTGCATTTGAGCGTGGTGCCGCTGAGCAGCGATTAAAGAACATCACGGCAAGCACAGAGGAATATAACGCTGCTATCGCTGTAGCCTCTCGGTCTGCTGCAACCTTTGGTCTTAGCCAAACAGAAGCAACCAAAGCCCTGGCGGATGTTTACAGCCGCTTGAAGGGCGTTGGGTTCGGTCTCCAGGAAACTGGTCAGATCTATGACGGCTTCAACGCTATTGCTAAGCAGTCCGGCATGGATGCCGCTGATGCGAGCGGCGCATTTTTCCAGCTCAGCCAAGCGCTAGGCAAAGGAAAGCTGAATGGCGACGAGTTTGTGATCGTTGCTGAGCGGATGCCAACGCTTTTGGATGCAATCGCACAGACGACGGGGCGGAGTCGTGGCGAGCTAACCGAGATGGCATCTCAGGGTCAAATCACCAGCCAAGTACTTTATCAAGCGCTGAGTCAAGCGGCGGATGGAGCAACCAACCTAAACGCAAAACTGACCAGCCAACAGCAGGCAATGAACAACCTGCGTCAGGCTGCTGACCGCGTGCTGTACGCAACTGGCTCGATGTTTGCGCCGATTGTGACTCAGGCTGCGAGTATGTTCGCTCAGATGCTTGGTGAAGTAGAAAAAGCTCTGCCGTATATCCAAACTGGATTTAGCAAACTGACTGGCTATTTAACGGCTATCGCTCAAGCCGTTTTGCCTGCCGTAAATAAAGGCTTCCAGTTCGTCAAGGACAATATCAAGGGGATTCTTACAACGGTGACTTTCTTTGCCAGCTTTATTGGCATCCTGAAAGGCATCGTTCTTGTCACTCAGGCATGGACTGCGGCAACAACTGCTCTGGCTAATGCTAAAAAGGTTGCTGCTGTTGCTGCTGCAGCACTACAAGCGATTATGAATCCTGGGTCGCTTGGCAAGATAGCCCTAGCGATTGCTGGAGCCGCTGCCGCTTCTATCGCACTTGGCAAGGCAATGGATGCGGCAGCCAATCAAACAACCAAAGTTAAGGATGAAAGCAAAGGTTTGACTGGCGAGATTGACCAGATCCTCAAGAAATTCTCGTCTGTGCCACCAGAAATCGAAAGCGCGAAAGATAAGCAGCAGGCGCTGAAAGAAGAAACGAAAGCCTATAAAGAGGAGGTTGAACGTACTAAAGCAGCATTTGAACAACTTACTACTGCTCAAGATCAGGCATTGAATGCGATTGAAAACAGTCTCAAGATCGCTCAGGCGCGTGTCCAGGCTGAACAGGCTGTCAATAATGCAATTAAGCAGCAACTGCAAACACAACTTGAACAGGCGAAAACGCAGCAAGAACGAGTCGCTATTGCGCAGCGCATCTACCAAGTAGAAGTCGCTAACGCCGAATCTGTACTGGCGCTGACTAAGCTGCAAATCCAGACAGAAATTGATCGCGCACAGATTGCAGCAGGCACTCAGGCGCTTCTGTATGAGTCTCTTCAGGTCGAGCTGGCGATTGCACGCGCTAGGCAGCAGAACACGACAGAGCTTGAACGTGCGCTTGTTAAACAGCAGTCTGCATTGCAGGTCGCTTTCCAGAATGTGAAAGCTGTTGAACAGATCGCAAAATATCAGCGGCAACAGGCAGACGCGACATTTAACAGTCAAGTTAACGCCGCAAAACTTGCGTTCCAGCAAAACATCACGGCAAAAGAAACGGCAAAAGCTGCAACTTCGTCCAGCAAGTTTGCTGACAACATGGAGCGGGCAGGAGCCGCAGCAGAAAAGACTGCCGACGCAGTTAATAAGATCGTCAAGATCGGTGCCAAGTCGAGCTTTCAGGGTGCTGCAGCTACTGGCTATGGCGGTGCCATGGGCATTGAAGATCCTGAGTTGCGAAAGAAAGCACTCAAGATTTGGGAGGATGCTACCAAGTTTGCCGCCAACAAAGATATTCGCGTAATGGGAGATATTTTCCAGAAAGCAAGAGACAATATTGCCAAGATCGCTCTACAAGATTATGCACGACGCACTAAAGACGCAAAACCGTTAATTGAAGAAGAGCAGCAAGCACACAAAAACCTTGCCACAAGTGCGCAGCAGGCGGCTACTGGCCTTGCAAACTTCTCTTCCGCTATCGGAGGTAATAAATCAACAGGAGTTAGTAGCAAATCCAAATTTGATGCACAACTTGCACAGTTGTCTGCAATGAAATCTGCTGCAATGAAAACCGGATCTGTCGCAGGCAGAGCTGAAGAGTTACAACAAATAAATCTTATTCGTAGAGAGCTGTTAAGGCGTCGTGCTGAGGCGTCATCCAGTACGTCAAACAGTGCGCCTATTCCTTTGACTAGCGGCTTAACGTTACAACCTAGTGGCGGACCCGGTACTGCTGTTATTGATCGGATGCCCAGCACCATCAACCTGCAGACCGGACCTGTGCTCCAGCAGGAAAACGGCGAAAAATACGTACGCCTTGGCGACCTAGAGACTATTCTCCAAGACTTCGCTGCTACGATGTTTAACAACGCACGCAGCACAGGCGGTCGCCGCTTCCAGGGTGTGAACTAATGGCAAACCGCGCCCAAGTCCAATACCTGCGCCTGTTCGACAATTCTGCCACCTATTACAGGTGGCAAAACTTCTACTTCAATCAGACGGTTACTTGGGACTCGGTGCTCTGGAACTACCACCCGTTTGTGCTGAACGCGATGGTCGGCACTGCCACGCAGTCTGAGGCCGGTATCAGCGTCACGCTTCCGGCGACTTCCGTTGCTGTGATTGCCTTACGAACCGCGCTGGATAAGAACTGGCTGTGTGAACTCAAAATGTATGAGTTTGACACCCGCCTTTCGCAACAAGTCCCGCAAGCCGGTCAGCTTCTAATTGGTGCGTTTATCGGTGAGGTAGTTGGCCTCGGCGGCTCGTTTACTGAGCTAGATGTCAGCATTGGCTCTAGCCTTGCACCAGTTGGAGCACAGGTGCCACCGCGTTCTTTTAGCTCACGCCTGGTCGGCAATCCAATCAAGCTATGAAACTCCGCATTAGCGATCCACTGCAGCTTCTGCCGTATCAGACGGGTCTACTGAAGCCGCCGCTCGACAAAAAAGCAGCAGAGGGCAATAGTGCTAGCAATCTTGATAGCCAGCAAAAGGCGATTGAACTGGGACAACCTGTGCCGATTGTTTTCGGTAAATATGTTGATGTACCTGGTACTAGCGAAGATCACGGAGGTGTATTTATTAGCCCAGGGGCAACAAAAGCTTTTTATGGGGACGAAGTTAAATTCGCTGTGGGAACAGATCCCACAACTTTGGTTGTTCGCATGACTTTTGTTTTAAGTCAAGGTGAACTAGGAAGTATCAGAGTACAAGACGTTTATCAGCGTGCTTGCAGAAAAGGTCTCGCAAGTCAACGGTACGGCAGTCTATCCGGCGCATACTTTTTTGCGGGAAATTATATAGATTATCCAGATATTTGGACATGTCCAAATTACTGCGGCACAGACGCAGGTAGTTATGAAGATATGACAACTTTGTACTATGAAAACTATTACGCCCCTGGTGACGACACCTGGAACCGCCAAGTCCACGTCTTCGTGCGTAACGGCATTAAAGTGCCACGCCTAATTGAGGGCACGACCGACTCCAGCAATAATATGCTGGATCTAGCGATCTACTTGATCCGTCAGACCAGTCGCGTACCAGAACTGCTAATCGACACGGCAGCAATGACGCTCGCTGCACGATTTACCGCCACCAACGGCTTTTACTGGGACGGCGTAATCAACGAGGCGAGCAACCTCGAAGACTGGATGCAGCGGATGGCGGGATTCTTCCTGCTGCGCGTCAGCGACAAGAACGGCAAAAAAGGATTCCGTTCCAGGTTGCCAATTAACGCTGACTACACCATCAACACTGGAGCCATCAGTTGGGTCTATGGCTTCACTGAGGAGCACTTGCTGCCTGACGGCTTCCAGATTGAGTACATCCCGCTGGCTGAACGCAAGCCGATTTGCGCCCAGATGATCTGGCGCCAGCAGCCACCAAACGACATCGGTTTTATCCGTACAACCGAAGTTCGTATTGACGGCGAAGCGGTAGACGGACCCTATGAGCAGTTCGACATGAGTCAGTTCTGCACTTGGGAGGATCATGCCGTCAAAGTTGGCGCGTATGAAGTCGCTCGTCGTAAGTATGTTACTCACTCACTGCGCATCAAAGTCAAACCTGATTCATATAATACAATCTTGGTGTTAGGTGACATTGTGCGCGTGCAGTTGCGCCGCGAAACTGATCCAGGGCTTGTCACCTATCACGATTATTTATATGAAGTAGAAAAGATTAACAAGACCATTTCTGGCGTAGTAGAGCTGGATTTGATGCAGTTTCCGATTGACTCGCAGGGACGCAGCGTTCTTGCTTTATATGTCGCTGGTGCGGAAGGTGTAGGTTATGCTTATAGTGTTGGGCGCAACGATTACACTTGCGACGATCCAGAAAATGTAGGCGATACTGATGCTTTGCCTAGTGATGTTGGCGAAAACAACCCCGATGAACCAGATACTGATGTAGACTTGCCAGATCCTGATATAGACACGGGTGTTGTATCTCCGTTGGATCGTCCTGTCTATCCAGACGGAGTTCCTAACCCGCATTATCCACCAATAGGCAGCCCTACGGAAAATAACCCTGATGATCCGTTTGATGAAGAAATACCTGGTACAGTCGACGGCGTTCCAGATAATCGCACGATATTGCCGGGTGACGAGTTGTTCTATACGCCTCCTTGCTGTCCGGCATTGGTACATCTCTATGCCGTTAATTGCGACACAGGAATAAGTTTTACAGAAGAACCAATCGCAATAGGCACCGCTGTCGAAGGGGATTGTGAGGTTCGCTTTGAGATTTTCGATGAATACTTCTTTGATAATTCCACATGTTTTTTCTTTACTCATCGCTGTGTTGATCCAAGCTCCCCGGATGGCTGGGGTGGAGAAGTCACTGGGTCAAATGCAATGGTAGGAGGACAAGCCTTGTATTTTGAAATACCTGGCGAATACAGAATCACTTTGCCTGACTGGTCGACTTCATTTACTCTTACTGAAGCACACAAGTGGTTCCAGATCTTTGTAGACAAGACAAGCTGCGGCGGCGATTCCTGGGTTCGTGGCCTTAGATATATCTTACCCGGCACCGGAGAGTTGACAACTCAGTTATGGGGGGGATGCGCACAAAGTAATACTTTGGTGTCGGGACAGTATTACGGATTATTGAAACGCAGAATACCAGGCACAGTTGGACCTGGCGACATCAATTTTGAGGCTGTTCGTGATCTTTTCGTACCTTAATTATGGCAATTTTCCCTGCGCTAAACCCGAACGCCCGGACCTTTATTCCAGGTCAGAAGGCTGCTACGTCCATTGGCACGCTAGACGGCGACGAACTCAGCGTGCTACACACCAACGCCTCGATTGCTTACATCCTGCGCCTTACCTTCACTGGGCTATCGACAACAAACCATCTAGCTATTGTCAACCACTACATGAATCACGGCAATTTTACGCCATTTGATCTCGACACAAGCACCACACTGCTGGGCTCCAGTATCACAGTTCCGACAAATTATCTCTGGACTTACGTTTCCGCGCCGCAGACTGATTACAGCCCTGGCGTTTTAACGACTACCGTGGAACTGGAAGCCACACCTCAGTGGGCTAGCACTCCCGGCTATGTCTTCTAACAATGGCTGATTATCCCGCGCTAATCCCAAACTCGATCAGCTTCGACCTGGGGCAACTGAACGTCAGCGAGGCAGTAACGCAAGATCGCGTACCAGTTCGCTTCCGCCATAGCCAACGCGTCAGCGGTCACACGCTCAACATCAACTACGTCGGACTGTCGCAGGCACAAATTGACAGCCTCCGCAGCCACTTTTACCAGCAGTCTGGCACGCATGGCTACTTCAACGTCCCGGCTTCGATTTGGGGTGGTCTGACTGCTGTAGACGCCAACGCCCTGTACCGTTACGGCGCCCCACCGCAAGAAGACCACCAAGGGCTGTACTACAACGCGACAGTACAGCTCCGCATCATCTTTGGCGCGATCCTGCTTTACATCTTGAATGGTGGTACGGCAACAGCCCGCGCTACGACAGCGTTTAGCTCATTTGCCTTTAATGGTTACGCGCCATTTATCCTTGATGGGGAGGATGCAACTCCTACCCCAACCCTTTACTTAAACGGCGGCGGCGCAGGCTGATGGTTACTCCAACTCCGACCACAGTTCAGGTCAAGATCCAACTGCGTGGTGATACCGCCGCCAACTGGGCAGCCGTAAATCCGGTCCTGCTAACTAATGAGCTTGGACTGGAGACCGACACCAAGAAATTGAAGGTAGGTGACGGTACAACAGCTTGGACGAGCCTTGCCTATTTCCCTTCCATCGTTACTGGTGGCACGGTGCTGGGCAACCTGGAGATCGGCACGACCGGCACGCTGACCTTTGAAGGCAGCACCGCTGATGGGTTTGAAACGACGCTGGCGGTCACGGATCCAACGGCAGACCGCACGATCACGCTGCCTGATCAATCTGGCACGGTGGTGGTGACTGGCAACGCCAGCATCGTTGACGCGGACATCGCCGCTAATGCTGAGATCGCCGTAAGCAAGCTGGCGAATGGCACAGTCAATCAGGTGCTAGTCACTGATGGCACCGATGTGAGCTGGTCCAATGATCTGACATTGGCCGGCAATCTGACGGTTAACGGCACGACGACGACGGTCAACACCGAGACGCTGACCGTCAAGGACAAGAATATCGAGCTGGCGGTGGTGGAGACACCCACTGATGTCACGGCAGACGGCGGCGGCATCACGCTGAAAGGTGCCACTGACAAGACGATCACTTGGAGCGATACCACCGACGCCTGGACCTTCAATCAAGTGGTGGATTTGCCTGCTGGGACTAATGCATTGCCTGCGCTGTTCTTTAACGGCGACGTTGATACCGGCATCTACTCCCCCGGCGCAGACCTATTAGCCATCTCGACTAGTGGGACAGAACACCTCCGCATCACATCAACCGGCGAATTGAAGCACATCGGTGGTGGTACTGAAGGTTCACCTAGTGTTTACTTCGCTGGTTCTGCACCAAGTAATAGCCTTTACATTCAAGCTACGAATGGTAGTGTGGGTCTGGGGACTTCGAGTGTTCAGGATTCGAGTCTTTTGACTCTCCAAGAGTCAGCAGCGTTAGGTGCTGCCTTGGCGCTTAGAAATAGAAACAGCACACAGACATGGAAAGTCGCTGTTGATGCCACTGCCGTTGACGACAAGAAACTAGCTTTTATCGACGGCACTACATCAACGGTCAGGATGACCGTAACTGACACAGGGCTGGTAGGGATTGGCACTACGAGTCCTGGCTCCGCCCTTGAGGTCAAACCGTCCTCTAGTTTGTCAAATATTGGCATTCAAGCAGGAACTATTAACAGTGATTCTATACGGCTTCAAGCAGGCGGGACAGCAAATACATACCTTGAATATCGAGGTTATTTAGGCCACGCATGGTTTGTTGACTCCACCGAACGCGCCCGCATCGACAGCTCCGGCAGGTTGTTAGTTAACACGTCTACTGCGCGTGACAACTTCTTCGGGCAAGCGAGCGGCGTGGCTTGCGTGCTTGAGATTGAAGGCACGTCAGCGGCAACAGGACGAGCTTCAATCGTTAAAAATGAAAATGATGGTGGTGCGTCTATTCTGATACTTGGTAAAAGTCGATCAGGTTCTCTTAATGGAAATACCATTGTTCAGTCAGGCGATCAGGTTGGTGGGATAAGTTTTCAAGGGGCTGATGGCAGCAAGCTAGTTCAAGCAGCAAATATAATTGCCGAAATAGACGGCACACCTGGCGCCAACGACATGCCGGGGCGTTTAGTGTTCTCCACTACTGCGGACGGAGCAGGCAGCCCGACGGAGCGGATGAGGATTAGCAATAATGGCTTTGCGAAAATTAGCAATACAGGAACTTACACCAATTCCGTCGGCACATATCACGAAATACGATCAGACGTTGGAGGTTCGGATGCTTTCAACGTAACACACAGCGATGCCACTGACCCATACGGAATGGGCATTTATCTTACCAGCGCTGCGCCGAATAACACTGCAAATTATTTCCTCTACTGCACTGATTCAGTCGGTCAGCGAGCCACTATTAGGTCGAACGGCGGCCTCGCCAACTTCAGCGCCAACAACGTCAACCTATCCGACCGCAACGCAAAGAAAGACATTGCGCCTGCTGCTGGCACTTGGGATTGCCTGAAAGCGTGGGAGATCGTTAACTTCCACTACAAGGATCAGCCTGATGATGCTGATCTAAACATGGGTGTTATTGCTCAACAGGTTGCCGAAAGCTGCCCGGAAGTCATCACCGTCTTCCAAGAGGCGACAGAAGATCAACCGGAAAAACTCGGCGTCAAAGATCAACAAATGATGTGGATGGCTATCAAGGCTCTGCAGGAAGCGCAACTCCGCATCGAAACTTTGGAAGCTGAAGTAGCAGCTCTCAAGGGCGTGTAGTCCTACTCTCTACTGGTTACGAGCACGTTCGTAAAACTTACGAACACGTTCGTAAATATGAGCATTTGTCCGTAACCAGTAGTCACCTTCACTAGGCGGGCAACCGGCCTACTCAACAGGTTGCACCACTCTTAGCCTTAATTCATCGGCACCTGATCATGCCTGACACCAACCCCGCACCTGGCATCGACTTCCCCTTCACTGTGTGGAAGGTCGCCAATATGGAGAGAAAGCTTGATGCGATAGGAACGGTGTTCATGGTGCATTACACCGTGACGCACTTCCGCGATGGCGAGCAAGCTGGCGCCTATGGCTCAATCGGCCTTGAGGCACCTGCAAAGGGGACCGGCATTCCCTACGCGGAACTGACCGAGGAAACCGTGGTCGGCTGGGTGAAAACACACTTCGGCGATGAAAAGATTGCCGAGATCGAGTCTGCCCTTGACGCGCAGATCAGCGAAAAGCTGGCACCTACCAAGTCCGCTGGTGTGCCCTGGGCTTGATGGCGACAGTCTGGTAAACCGCAGTAAAGTTGCTACAGCTTTCTATATTTAAGCGTGGCTGTAAAAGCTAAAACCGGCACCGGGCGACTGGAACACCAAGCCGGTCGCCCGAAAACAACTTCTCAGGGTTACGGGCAGCACAGTCGCCCACGGCGTCGCGGAAAGAAAAAGCTAGTCGGGCAAGGTCGGTAGCATAGATATAAGGTCAGCAACATGCCTCGCAATGGATCATCAAGAAGAGGCAGTTATCACCGCCAAGCCACCTGAAAGTCCGTTTAACCAAATGATTCCGGCTTTGCTAACCGCTGCCGTGGTTGGTTTAGCCGGTCTTTTTATGCAAGTCGCAAAGCTGGATCAATCAGTCAGTACTGTTGCCGCTGACATCCAAGAACTAAAAAACGACAGCAAAGAGCGTTTGTCTGATCTTGAGGGGCGTGTGAGATACATTGAAATGTCAATCGGCAAAAGCCGGTAACTCTCTACACTGAAGCCAAACGCGATTCAATCATGGATCCCACCACCGCTGCAGTCATCGCCATCGTCATCGCTGCAGGCTCTGAAATCATTACCCTGCTGCCCATTAAAGAAAACTCCTGGGTGCAACTGATCCTCAAGGCACTGAAAGTTGTTTTCCCAAAGCGCTGAAGGCTGACACCGTATGGCTAGCGCGGTTCGGTCAGAAAACTTGGCGTGATCACCTGCGTAAAGCGGCGCAGGATTACAAGTTTGAGAAAACGCTAGGGCCGAGACTGGATCGCGCAGAAGCTGACTGGTTAGCGGATCAGCCAGTAACACCAACACCTGTTGTGGTGCATGAACTGCCTAACGATGAGCTACAAACTGGCGAAAGCCGGAAGTTAGGTGGCGCCATGCAAATTAAAGCACCTTGGCTTGATCAATGAGCACGATTCAACTGCGTGATGCCGCAAAGCATTTCAAGCTGCTACCGCATCAGTTAGCAGCCTGGGACTGGTTGCAGGAACAACTATCTGCTGATGTGCTGGCGCAGTTTGGTGAGCTGTATCGCGCGGATCCGCTACCAAAGCAAACCCTGTCGCCTGCATGGTTAGCACCAAGCCTGAAGATCATTAAAAAGTGGGAAGGCTGCAGGCTTGAGGCTTACCACTGTCCTGCTGGTGTGCCGACTATCGGTTATGGGTCTACCAGGCTGATTGATGGTCCTGTTCGCATGGGCGACAAGATCACGCAGCAGATGGCAGACGAGATGCTGCAAAACGAGGTCGAGCACCTGTTTGCGCCTGGCGTTTTCACGCTGCTGCCAATGGCAAAGAAATGGCGACCTGAGCAGCAGGCTGCCATTATTAGCTTTGCTTACAACGTCGGGCTTGGTGCGATAGAGGAATCGACGCTGCGTAAGCGTTTATTGGCTGGCGAGAATGCCAACAAGATTGTGATCGAGGAGCTGCCGCGTTGGAATAAAGCTGGCAGCAAAGTGCTCGAAGGGCTTGTTAATCGACGGAAAGATGAAGTTGCGCTTTTTACTGGCGGGCAGCCTAAGCAGCAGTCTGCATTAAAGTTGCGTCCTACCTCACCGTTTGATGCCAGACTGACACCGCATATCGCCATTGGTGAGTTTGCACTGTATAAAGAGGAGCGGCGGTTTGCTGCTGACTATCAGATCAAGACTGCAGCAGAACTGGCTGAGTTTTTGGAAAAGGTACGAGCGCAATTTGGCGGTAAACCGATCATCATTACTAGCGGTTATCGCCCTGCTGCGATCAATCGGATGGTTGGCGGTGCTAGCAGTAGCGAGCATCTTTTCAATGATCAGGATGTCGGCGCGGTTGACTTTTACGTTAGAGGCGAGGACATCTACAAAGTTCAGGCTTGGTGTGACAAGAACTGGCCTTATAGCGTAGGCTATGGTGCGCCAAAAGGCTTTGTCCATCTAGGGATGCGCCGTGGTCGCCCTAAAGCCCGCTGGGATTATTGATGATCATTCCTGACCACGAGATCGCCAGGTTGTGTACTCAGTCTTTGATGGTGGTGCCGTATAACCCTGAGCTGCAGAATCCTGCCAGCCTTGATGTGCTTTTGGGCGATACGTTGATGGTTGAGGTAGACGATACGCCTGAGCTACAACCGCTTGACATTTCTGAGTGCTCGGAGGATTCACCGTTCCTTCTGTATCCGGGTTGGTTTTGCTTGGCGCAGACACAGGAGGTTTTCAATCTGCCTGATCACATCGCCGCACAGTTTGTGCTCAAATCATCCCGAGCACGCGAAGGGTTAGAGCATCTGCTGGCTGGATACTGTGACCCTGGCTGGAATGGTTCGGTCTTGACGCTAGAGCTGCAAAACGCACGTCAAAAACATCCCGTCAAGCTATGGCCTGGAATGAAGATCGGTCAAATGGTATTTCACGCCATCGCCGGGAAACCTGAGCGAACATACGCTCAAACTGGACGTTATAACGGCGATCTAAAAGTCACTGCGTCGCGTGGCTAAGTAAAACTCACAAGCCTGGCGGTAGTGCCATTCCGCCGCCCAGTCGTGTTTATACTCTTTTACCATCCCGGCATAAGTAACGTACCAGCGGAAACCGTATGGTGTAACCATCTTTTCCAGTTTTGGTGGTTCCATTTGGCTAACCTGCGGGAATATGCGCTGCTGCTATGTCGTGGGGCAAGTGGATGATTGTAGAGTTCTCC